GGGTCGCCATTGTCAAACCGTGGCAGCCGCCCGACCCCTTCGAGGGCATCGGCAAGGCCGACGGGCGGGCCGTGCGCGCCCGCATCGCCGGGATGGACCCGCCGCCACGCGAGAGCGCCCAGAGCCCCGACTGGGCCGGGGTGGTCGTCGCCGAGGTGCTGGGCATCGACCTCACCGCTACCGCCGGCAAGAAGCGCGCAAAGCAGATCCTGCAGCAGTGGATCGCGACCGACGTGCTGCGGGTCGAGCGGCAACCAGACCGCCGCCAGGGCCGCGAGATCAGCGTGGTCGTGGCCGGCGACAATGGGCTCTACGACTGACAGAGGAGCGAGAGATGACCGAGCAAAGCATTGAAAGCGCACCGCCCGAGGGCGCGATCCGCGCCATTGAGTGGCTGGTGGACTACGACGCCGGGCCGCTGATCCTGAACAGCAACTTCCGCTGGCGTCTTGAGCAGTATCTCGGAGGTCAGTGGGTCGAGATCCCTGCGTTCCACCTCGACCGAGATGGGAACATGAAGGAGGGGCGGCTTTACCCGATGGGGGACAGCCAATGACCGAGGCGCAAGTAGAGCGGGCCGTGATCGAGGCGTTCAAAGCCGTCTTCCGGCGGATGGCCGCCGAGGACAAGCCCGCGACACCCCCTCTCGGGACCGGCAATCGGTATGTGCGCGGGTTCATGCAAGATTGATGGAGGAGGGGAAGCTGTGACCAAGAAAAGCTGCCCACTGGGCGAGGACTGCGACCTGACGATTGCGTGGATGAAGGGCGCGGAGGACGCGCGCGACAAGGCGAAGGCTCGGATTGAGGCGCTGGAGGCCAAGCTGGCGAAGGCTACGCATGCACTCAGAGGTGTCCGTGATTTTGTCCGCGATCTGGAACCATATGCAGATCAAGGCCACACGCTCGCCCCTGCTTTGCATGATGCTTGTATGACACTGCGAGAGCTGGAGGGAGCCAATAAATGACCGACGCCGACCTTCAACGCCAGCTGCAAGACGCCCTGCAGCAGGTCGACTATTGGAAGCGCGCCTGGGAGCGCACCGCCAACAGGCTGCTGCAAGTCGACCCCGAGTTCAACAAGGCCACCTTCCTCTCCACCCCCGACAAGGCACGCGCCATCCGCGATGCCGTCTGGCAAGGCGACGAGCCCAACCCGTCGAAGGAGCCATGATGCCCGTCGAGATCGTCATCCCCGCCTACAACGCACCGCCCAGCCTCGCCACAAAGCACGAAGCCACCATCGGCGAAGCCATACGCCAACGCACCCTCGACGAAGGATGGGTGCCGCGCCTGCCGCACAACGGCCGATCCGAAGGCGTCCTCGCCCGCCAAGTCATCGACGACAGCCTCGAGCCCGCCATCGTCGGCGTCATCAAACACGCCAGCCGGCCACTCTCCATCGCCGAGATCGCCGTCCGCCTCGGCTTCGATCGCGAAGGGGTCGGATACGCCGTCCATCGCATGGTCGCGCGTGGGCAGGTCATCAAACACCGAGCCGCCCGATCAGTCAGGTGGAGCGTGCCTCACCACGCCAGAGGTGCCGGGATCGGCAGCCCAACCTCAAGCGCAAGCGTCTGCTTTCCGCGCCTTCCAGCGCGGAAGCAGTGAGGTGGTGCTGCCTTCGGCACCACTTCATCTCGAGATCCTCACCTCCTCACCTCACTTTACTATAAGGGGCCGCAAGGTGAGGAGGAAGGAAAACAGACCCACGAACAGTCAGGGAAACCAGATGGAAAACGAGCACCCAGTTGACGCGCTGGCACTATGCCGGGAGCGGATCAAGCGCCTCAAGGAAGAGGAAGACAAGCTCAAGGAGGCAGTCCGAGAGCTGCCCGAAACCGAGCGCGTCGGCAGGCACTACACCGCCATCGTGACGCAGCGCGTGGCGCGGCGGATCGACAACACCGCTCTGCACGAAGACATCGTCGAGCGCATGGGCGAGGAATACCTCGAGCAGTTCATCCGGCAAGACAGCAGCGTCGTCGTCACGCTCAAGGCACTCGGGGAAGACCGATGGATATGACGCTCACACTCCCGGTCGCCGCCTGGCTCGATGGCGGCAGCGTCATGGTCAGCGTCGGCGAGCCGGAGGCCGCCGAAGGGCAAGAGGTCGGCTTCAAGCTCACCCGCCTCGTCGAGCAGCTGATCGAAGGCTTCGAGGCGCCGACCGGCAACCTCCATGATGCCGATGTCGCCTACCTCGACCAAGTCGCCCACGAGCTCGGTCTCGCCACCGATATGCTGCGGGGCAGGCTGCGCGCGGAGCGCGCAGTCCAAGCCGCAAGGGCCAGCTGACAGCAGGCGCAGCCGCCCCGCGGCGCAGCGGGGCAGGCAGCGGGCCGCGCGCGAGACGCTGCGCCGGTGGCATGCGCTGGGTGCAGGGCGACGGGGGTGTGATGGGGTGTCAGGCTACCGCTCGGCCATGTTGCAGCGTCATAACGGCTAACCCATTGTTATTGCTAGGGCTGCTCTTAACATAATCGGGATTATCAGACACTCGAGCGCTGCGGCCGGCATCGCGCGCAGACCCCCCCCCACCCCGGCGGCTAAGTCCCCCCGCCTGCTGTAGCGGCTCGACGCGCATCGCCAGCCCCCCCTAGGGGGGTCGGCAAAATGCGACTGCGCTCCGATTTTTCCCCGGCGCATCGCGGCGGCGCCTTCGGCGCCTTGCTATGCTGGTCTGGCTGACGGGACAGTCAGGCGCAGGGCCCCCAGCCGGCGGTGGGGCAAAACACCGGCGAGCGCGGACTGGGGCCTCCTCCCGACAGGGCCGCGCTGGGTCCGCCGCCAGGCAGAGAGCGCCGCGAGCGCCCGCCTGGCGGCGGCTCTTCCCCGGTCGTGAGACGCCCCCTATTATCGCCTCTGGGTTGTATTACTGCTGGGGGTGTCAACTTTGCCGGGCCGTCCGATGGAGATCAAGATGTGGGCCGACATCGACGCGATGGGTGGCCTTGAGGGGGTGCTACGGCGGGTCGCCGACGGGGCGTCGATGACGGAGCTGGCGCAGGAGCTGGGGGTAAGCCGGTCGTTCCTGAGCTGAAAGCTGAACGACAAGCCGGGGATGAGCGATGCGCTGAAGCGGGCGCGGGCGTCGCGTGCGGACAAGTGGGCGGAGGAGGCGCTGACGCTGGCGGATGGGGTCCGCGAGGATCCGAATGCGATCAACAAGGCGAAGACGCAGATCGACGTGCGCAAGTGGCTGGCGGGGGTGGACGACCCTGAGCGTTACGGGACGCAGAAGCCGTCGGTGACGATTTCGATTGGCAGCCTTCACCTGGACGCGCTGCGCAAGGTGCAGGCCGAGGTCATTGAGGGGGTGGTGCTTGGTGCTGATGCGGACTGAGCGGAACGAGGATGGCGAGGAGATTGACGGGTTCATCCTGATCACCACGCGGGGGAATGAGGCGATCATCTCGACGAGCTTCGAGGCGGAGGAGGCGGTCGACATCCTGCTCGGCGCGGCGGAGAGCATCGAGGAGGGCGGTGGCTTCAACCAGGTTGCGGTGCCGACGATCCAATGAGCGGAAATGCGTTCATCGAGTTCGTGCGCCGCTACCGCGGCCAGCCGGTGCTGTTCGTCAGGGAGGTGCTGGGGGTCGAGCCTGACCCGTGGCAGGCCGAGATGATGGAGGCGGTCGGGCGGGGCGAGCGGCGGATCTCGGTGCGCTCCGGGCACGGGGTTGGCAAGTCGACCTTTGCTAGCTGGCTGATGTTGTGGTTCCTGCTGACGCGCTACCCGGTCAAGGTGGTGGTGACGGCACCGACCTCGAGCCAGCTGTTTGACGCGCTGTTTGCGGAGCTGAAGCGCTGGATCAACGAGCTGCCGCAGGGCTTGTCGCAGCTGTTGAACGTGAAGGCTGACAAGGTCGAGCTGGCGGCTGCGCCGTCGGAGGCGTTCATCTCGGCCCGGACGAGCCGGGCGGAGACGCCGGAGGCGTTGCAGGGGATCCACTCGGACCATGTCCTGCTGGTGGCGGACGAGGCGTCGGCGATCCCCGAGGCGGTGTTTGAGGCGGCGGCGGGTTCGATGTCGGGGACGCATGCCTGCACGATTTTGCTCGGCAACCCGACGCGGTCGTCGGGCTTCTTCTTCGACACGCACCATCGGCTGGCGGATCAGTGGGTGACGAAGCGGGTGAGCTGCATCGACAGCCCGCGGGTGAGCGACGCCTATGTCGAGGAGATGAAGGATCGCTACGGCGAGGCGTCGAATGCGTTCCGGGTGCGGGTGCTGGGGGAGTTTCCGCTGTCGGACGACGACACGGTGATCCCGATCGACCTGGTGCTGGCGGCGCAGGACCGGGACGTGGCGGTGCGGCCGGATGGCACGTCGGTGTGGGGCTTGGACGTGGCGCGGTTTGGGTCGGACAAGTCGGCGTTGGCGAAGCGGACGGGCTCGGTGGTGACGGAGGTGCGGACCTGGAAGGGTTTGGAC